ATGTCCGCATTGTCGAGGGCGCTCGAAGGCGATCCGAGGGACGTGGAGGGCGACGACCTGCTCGCGCACTTCGCCGCGAAGGACTGGAAGCCGGAGACACGCAAGGGCGCGAAGAACGCCTGCGTCAGCTATTTCCGATGGCTCAAAGCGTCCGGCCGCAGCGAGGCCGATCCGAGCGAGTTCCTGCCCACCGTCAAGCGTCCCGAGCCGCATCCCCGCCCGTGCCCGGACGTGGTGATACTCGCAGCGCTGCGCAAGGCCACGGACGGCGAACGGCTCATGCTGCGCCTCGGCGCGGAATGCGGTTTGAGGCGCTTCGAGATAGCGAAGGTGCACAGCCGCGACGTGATGCGCGACCTCGTGGGCTGGAGCCTCGTGGTCGTGGGCAAGGGCGACAAGCAGCGCATCGTGCCCATCGGCGACGACCTAGCTTTGCTGATCCGATCCGCCAACGGCTATCTGTTCCCCGGCCGGTGGAGCGGCCACGTCGAATCATCCTACGTCGGCCGACACCTGAGCGACCTCTTGGGCGACGGATGGACGGCGCACAGCCTGCGCCACAGGTACGCGACAACGACCTACGCCGTCACACGAGACCTGCTGCTCGTCTCCAAGCTCCTAGGCCACGCCTCGGTCGAGACCACGCAGCGGTACATCGCCATGCCCGACGACCGCCTGCGCGCCGCAGTGGAAGCCACGCGCCTCGCCGCATGATGTTGTATTGATGTCATATTGATGTATAGTAGACGTATTAGGAGGTTTGATGGAGTTTGAATACGATCCGGCGAAGAGCGCGAAGAACCTCGCCAAGCATGGCATCGACTTCGAGGCGGCCCAGCGCATGTGGGACAACTCGAAGACGGTGACGCTGACCGCTCCCAATCCCGGCAACGACGACGTGCGCTACATCGTGCTCGGCATGATCGACGGCAAGCACTGGACGGCGATCACCACCAAGCGCGGCAAACGCATCCGCATCATATCCGTGCGCAGATCACGCAAGAACGAGGAGGCATACTATGACAGCCAAGACTAAGCCCGACGCCAAGGCGATCACCAGCGACCAGCTCGAGGAGATGTTCGACAACGGCGACGACATCCTCGACTACGTGGACATGAGCAATCCCGTGGTCGAACATCACCCCCCGCTGGAAAAACGCATCACGCTCACGATGCCCGCATGGATGGTCGGCGAACTGGACGAGGAGGCCGCCGATCTGGCGATCAGCCGCAACGCCGTCGTCAACACATGGATCGCCGACCGCCTGCGCACCACGCGACGCCGCGAAACGATCCACGCCTAGCCCATAAACGACGAAAAGCCCCCGAACCATACCGTGAGTGCGGTAGGTTCGGGGGCTTTGTTATGTCAGGCCTTGGATGCCTTGGCCTTGAGGGTGCTTGCGCCGATGACGACGCCGATGGTCAGGGCGACGGCGTTGATGGTCGTCGCGGCCGGATCGGCCCACGTCCAGCCCCATACGGGGCCGAGCGTCTGCACGAGCACGCCGATGGCCGGCAGCACGATCAGCGCGAGCCATTTGAGCACGTCATAGGCTCGGTTCGGCAGCAGCCAATCGGGCACGGTCGGCTCCGTGCCGGCGGTCTTGGGTTCGGTGTTTTCGTCGGTCATATTGTCCTCGATTCTGTGATTTGAAACCTAGGAACCTCGCCCGGTGTCTGGTTCAAGGTTCCTAGGTCGGGTTCGGGTCGGCGCTCAGTAGTGCAGCACTTCGCCGGGGTAGATCACGTTGGGGTTGCCGCTGCGATACCCGGTGAGCTGCGTGTAGCTGATGCCGAGGCGTGCCGCGATGCCGCTGAGCGTGTCGCCCGCGCGGACGGTCACGGTACGGGTTGCCGGCGGCGCGTTGCTGCCGGTGGCGACGCTGCCGCTGCCGTTGTAGGTGACGACCTGACCGGGGTAGATCAGGTTGAGGTTGCCGCTGGGCACGCTCCACCTGGACAGCGGCCACAGGCCGGTGCGGGTGGCGATGCCGCTCATGGTGTCGCCAGAGCGGACTGTCACGCGGGTCGTGTTGGCCTGCGTGGTCTGCGGCGGCGCTACGGTCGCGACACCGGCGAGGCGTTGGTTGACGATCGCCATTACCCTGTCGTAGTTCGCGCCGAGCGCGTCGCGGCGCTGCTGGCCGTTGCCGTAGTCGCCACGGATCGTGGCGGTGGCGAGGGCCTGTAGGTCGGCGGTCTGGGTCGGTGGCCTCTCGGTCTGCGGCGGCGTGGCCGGCTTGGCTGCGCCTGCGGGGTTGGCGTAGGCCTGCCACTGGCTTGCGTCGCCTCGGAAGTAGTTGAGGTCGAGCGGCCCGTTGTAGCCGTTGACCCAGCCGTTGGAGGTGTACTGGCGCATGGCTTCGCCGTAGATCGCGTAGTTCCATGGGCGGCTCTGGTAGCCGGTGGGCGCGTTGCTGGCGTACTGGGCGACCCATAGGCCGCAGTTGGCGCGCACGTCGGATGGGATTTGGCTGAGGGCGCTGGCCTGCACGTACACAATCGGCCATATGCCGGTGAGCGTGTGCACGCGCTGCACGAACCGGCGAACCCAGTCGGAATTGCCCCACTGGGCGTTCTGGTAGGACTCCCAGTCGAGCACGAGCACGGCCCTGCCGATGTAGTCGCGTGCCCTGCCGACGAAGTAGTCGGCCTCGCTCGCGGCGTTGTTGCCGCCGGCGTAATGGTACAGGCCGAGGCTCTTGCCCCGGTCTGTCACGCACTTGGCCTGCGTGCGCCAACTGGAGTTCTCGAAGCCTACGCCCTGGGACACCTTGACTACGGCGAAGTCGTAGCTGGCGGTGCAGGTCACGTTCGAGCCCTGCCAGCCGGACACGTCGATGCCGACCATGTCGGCCATCGCGATCGCCGGCGTACACGCGAGCAGCACGGCGAACAGCGCCGCGATGAGGGCCTGCAGCGGCTTGCTTTTGTTCTTGAATCTGCCCATTCGTTTTCCTTCCTATGTGGTGGGCATGAAAATAGCCCCCGCCGGGATCGGCGAGGGCTAAGCCTGTGGTTTTCTCGGGGCTATCGGCGCGTCCTGTATGTCCTGGTTGACTTGGGTGCCGTGGCCGTTGCCGCCGAGGCTGTGATAGCTGTCGTAGACGAGCTGCGCGGTCCGTTTGGCGGTGTTGTCGGCGATGCCGTCGTTGGCAACCATGTCGCGCTGCATCTGTTCCAGCTTGCACAGCAGGAGCACGCGCACGCCGGTCTGCATGGCGTCGGCCTTTCGTCGGTAGCCGCGCCACCATCCGAGCATGTATCCGCCCAGGGCGGTGATGATGCCGGTGGCGGCCCAGACGGTGAGCTGCTGGGCTATGGGGTTCACTCTCCGTTCCCCTCGTCGAGGCCGGCGATGTATGCCCGTACGGCTTCGCGGCCCGCTGCGGGCACGTCGTCGATGGTCTTGCGGCCGGCGATGACGAGACGGGCGTAGACGCGGATCATGGCTTTGCTCATGCTTCACCCCCTGACAGCAGCTGGTAGATTTCAGCCAATGCCTCGTCCTGATCGAGGCTTGACGCCTCCAAGCCGGCGAGGCGCTGACTGTCCGATTTGGACGCCTGCAAACAGTCGAGCCAGATGCTGTCGGCCTGTTCGATGGCCTCCTGTTCGGTCAGGTCGCGCACGGTATAGGCTTCGTCGGCGGTGTATTCCGTCCATGCGGTTTCGCCGTCCCCGTGCATGACGGTGGTGATGTTGCGGCGGATGCGGATGTCCGCGAGGCCGTCGCCGCGCGGGTAATAGCTGACCTCTTCGAGGGGTTCGGGGCTGGATACGGTCTGGAGCATGGGTTTGCCTTCCTGTGTTGGGTGGATAAATACCGGGTTGCGCGGCGCATGGTGTGGTCGATGCGGTGGCGTCGCCGGTATCGGATGCTGTCGCTGTTGCGCAGGTATCCGTAGTAGGAGCAGCAGCGCCGCGCCATGTACTCGTTCATCGGCCGGCGGGCCGCGCGGTTGAACGTTCGGCGGGCGCGGAGGAACACGCCGCTGCGGATGTTGACGCGGCCGTGGGGTCGGAACGTGTAGCCGACCATGTCGATGGGTTCGAGGTCGAGGCGTTTGCAGTTCCATTCCTCGTGCACGTCGAGTCCGAGCCGGTCTTTGAGGTAACGAACGATGCGGCGGGCGGCGATCTTCAAATCTCGTTTGGAGGTGCCGATGAGCAGCAGGTCGTCCATGTACCACAGTTGGTGCGTGATGAGCCGGCGACGGGTGATCTCGCCGGTGCGCCGGCTGGTGCGTTCGATGGTCATGGCCGGCGATTCGATCCAGTGGTAGGCGTGGCTCAGGTAGTAGTTGGCGAGCCATTGGCTCAGGTAGCTGCCGATGTTGAGGCCGTTGTCGCCTTGGTACCGGTCGATGAGGTGGAACACGAGGCGCAGCAGGATCGGGTCGCCGACGTCGCGCGTGAGCATCGCCTTCAATGTGGGGCGGTCGATGCTGGGATAGTATTTGCGCACGTCGAGCTTCACGAACCATTTGCTGGATCGTTCGCGTGTCCATCGTTTGATCGCGCGGCGGGCGTCGATGGTGCCGCGATTGGGGATGCTGGCGGTCTGCCATCGTCCCACCTTCGCGTCGAACAACGGTTGCAGGGCCATGACGGCCACATGGTCGTAGATTTGGTGCCTGACCGATTCGCGGCCGATGACGCGGTGTTTGCCGCTGATCGGTTCGATGCGGTTGAAGTATGCGATCCGGGTGTCGCGGTATCGGCCTTCGCGTATCTCGTCGCCGATCTGGCTGGCGAGGCGGTCTAGGTCGGGGTGGGTTTCGAGGAACCGGGTGACGTCTCGGCGCGATCGCTTGCCTTTGAGGTAGTGGTCAATCGCCCTGCGGACGAACATGGGCGTGGCGCAGCGGGTGTGCTTGCAATGGGTTTTCAGAGCGTTTCCTATCTGGACTATGCCGGCGTTCGACGGTGCTGGATGGGTTCGGGTCTACTGGCCGGGTGCTCGGTTTGATTTTCGGCTGGGCCGTGGCTTGCCCTCTCACTGGCTGGCGTGGAGGGTAGTTGTGGCGTAATGATCGTGTTGACAGGATTGACCGGATATGCGGCCCCCGATGTTCCACCTGCGGTTCGCGAGGTCGTTCCTGAGGTTCGCGGCGAAAGCGCCGTACTGCACCCCATCCCTGAGGTTGCCGAAGCGCTGCACCACGCACGGACGTCGGAGGCGTACCGCCACAAATCCCAAAAGGCTGCGAAACGTCATGAGGGGGCTTTCGCCCCCTCGCTGCGCTTCACCCCCATCGCACTGCGGCTACGCCCTCGTGCGACCGAGCGCAGAAAGGCGGCCCCCGAGGCCCCACCAGCGGTTCGCGAGGCCGGTCCAGAGGCTCGCGGCGAAAGCGCCGTACAGCACCCCATCCCTGAGGAAGCCGAAGCGCAGCACCTGACGGAGGCCTTGGGATGTGAGCGGGTTGGCGTATACGCCGTCGCACATGCCGGTGGTGCTCGTCGCACCCAGTCCCGTGGGGATGATTACGCCATTGGACAGGGTGAAGTCCTCGGCGTATCGCCATGAGTTGTCCGTGGTCTTGTTGCGTGGTGTGAATTCGCCGATTTTGGTGTAGTTCGCCGTCGATGTCTTGCTGGCCTTGGTGATGTCGAACACGCGGTAGATGTCGAGTCGGCCCTTGTCGTCGTTTTCCTTGACGGCGTTGACGATGAGGTCGGCGTCGCTTTCGTAGATGCCGTTGAATAGTTCGATGCCCTGTAGGCGGATGGGTTGGTGGTTGGCGGCGAACGCGGCGGATGGGCGGCCGTCGGTGCCGAGCAGCTTGTCGGTGGCCCCGGTCTTCCACGGCATGCTGCTGACGAAGCATGCGGTGGTCGTGGTGATGGCGTCGCCGTCGAGGTTGAGGGCGGTGTTGTTGGCGTCGAGGTTGGTCTTGCTCAGGATGGTGCGGGCGCGGGCGGCGCTGTAGTTGCCGGTGTTGTTGCGTTCCTTGTCGGTGCCGATGTTGATGGTGCTGCCGATGTCGAAGTTGCCGGCGCTGCTGGTGGCGATGATGACGCGCTTGACGCCGGTTTCGGCCTTGGTGACGGCGGTCTGAGGCGTGTACTGCCAGCAGCCGCCGAGCACGTCCGAGTTTTTGGTGGCGTATTTGAGCATGAGCATGAGCTGGATGTAGAAGTTGTCGCCGGCGCATCGGCCGGCGTAGCCCTTGCCTTTTTTGAGCGCGTAGTCGATGGCTCGGTTCTGGGATCCGAATTCGCGGTCGATCTCCTTGCCGCTGACGGACAGGGGGCGTTGCTGGGAGTCGAGGGAGGCGGCGTATTTCGCGAACAACAGGCATGGTCGTTTGCTGCCGTCGGGCAGCAGCACGCCGGGCAATGGTGTGTAGCCGTCGTATTGGGTGTCGCTGTAGAGGAATTCGTTGTGGGTGCTCGTGCTGTCGAGCTTGTAGTATCCGGGGCATGTCATGACGTACACGTCGCCGTTGCTGCCGTCGCGTTTGAAGCGGGTGTCGATGCCGTCGATGGCGGTGACGTGGGGCACGCCGCCGTCGTCCACGGTGGCGTTCACGTCCCACACGCGGAAGGCGTTCAGGGGCGCGTAGTCGTCGCGGCCGGCCTTGTCGTTGGTGCTGATCTCGATGGCCAGGTTGGCGTTGTCTCGGGTCTTCACGCCGGTTGGCGTGTTGCTGTACGTGTATTTGGGGAATTTCACGCCGTACACCTTGCCGTCCTTGTGGGCGGCGAAGTAGGCGGCGATGTTGCCGTATTCGCCCTTGGTGCCGTCGTACTCGAAGCGCACGCCCTTGGCGGCGTTGGCGTGCACCTTGGCGATGAGCTGGGCGGTGTCGGCGAGGGTCATGACCTTCTGCGTGTTCGCCATGATGGCTCCTTCCTGTTTATCGGTTGATGATGTCGAGCGCCCAGTCGATATCGGACTGGGTGAGCGGCGGGATCGTTTCGGCGTCGGACAGTGCGGGCGCGATCACGGTGTCGTACTGTTCGTCGATCTCGGCTTGAGTGGCGAAGACCACGCCTGCGGCCGCGCTGGCCGCGATCTTGGCCTTGCAGTCGTCGGAGAGCTGCCGGTATTCGATCACGCTGGTGCGTGCCGCGTCGGCCGCGTCCTTGGCCTCGCCGGCCGCGCTGACGGCCTTGTTGATGGCCGTGGTCGCGTCGTCGATGAGCTTGTCGAGCACGCCCATCTGATCCTGCGCGTCGGGCGCGGTCGCGTCGAACACGGCTCGTTCAACGATGCCGTGGAAGTTGCGCGAACAGGTCCTCGTGCCGTTGACGCTGACCTCGATGCCCATGAGGATCGCGCCGGCGCGCTGCAACGCCTTGCGCGGCACGGCGACGCGGTACGTGGCCGTGGGGGTGCCGAACACTGCCGGCATGCTCACGCGGTCGCCCAGCCCGCTGCCGGGCGTGGTGTTGTAGGCGAGCGCGCAGGTGATGCCGGTGGTGTCGGTGATGGGGGTGCCGTTGTCGGTGAGTTCGACGGTGATGGTGCGGCCGTTGATGTCGCCGGCGTTGAGGCGCACGTCCGGCACGTAGTCGTTGGCGAAGTCGAGTTTGAGTGGGTCGCCGCTTGCGGTGCGGAATGCGTCAAGCGTTGCCATTGCCGTCGTCCTTGTTTTCGAGCTGGCTGCGGAGTTCGGCTATCTGCGCGTCCTTGATGTCGCACATGGCGGCGAGTGTGGCGATCTGCCGGTTCGCGTCGGCGAGTTGTTCGGAAAGCTTCTGCGATACGAGTCGGTCGAAGCTGACGTACTGCTGGTCATCGTTCATTTTTCTACTACCTTTCATCTGGTTATTGGTTGCGGCATGAGGCTTGCGTAGAAGCTTTCCTCGGCGTTGTCGATGGCATTGGCAACCGTCTTGTCTGAGAGCAGGTCGGAAAGCGCCTGTGCGTCAACGCAGGACGTGTCTATGCCGGTTCCGGCGTCTGAGTCTTCGAGGGCGTATGTCGATACCGATTGCGCCTGTTGCGGGATGGTTGGTAGGTACATGCCTTTTCTGGTGTCGTTGCGGGCTACAGTCAGCGGATCGTTCTGGACGGTTCCGTCATCGGCGAGCATTGACATGTCCGCCGCACTGTCGTTCAGCGCCGCTTCGAGCGCTTCATAGGCCTCCGTCCAGACCCCCCTGCCGGTTGACGGATCGTATCGCGTCGTGTCCTCGACGCCTTGCATTATCGCGGCGACTGCTTCGGCTGTGGATCCAAGTCCGAGCAGTGCCGTCCAGGATGCAATGGTTCCTGGGGAGAACACGAATTGCTGGTATCCGTTGACGGGTTCGTCACAGTTGACGATGATGTTCCCGTCGTTCATGGTCATGGTTTGTTTCATGTTCGACCGTCCTTATTTAACGAGCCATCCGAGCGTCTCGCACCACATCGTGACCGAACAAGGGTTTCGGTCAGCGTTGTACAGTTGGATGTCCCATCCCGATTGGCCTCCGGTGTTTTTGACATGCATGACGATGCCACCCCATTCGCCATCGGCGTTTGCGACGGCGTAGTATCTTCCGTATTTGGCTGGGGACCCTGTGGAGAAGTGCACGGAGACGCTTGCGCCGACCGATATTGATCCGCCATTCGGTTTCCATGCCTGCCATGCCGCGGATCCCACGAACGTGTGACGGTTCGTGTATCCTCCGAGAAAACCACCCATGTAGAGGTATCCCGTGTTGATGTCAGCCTTTACACCGACGACGCCGTTCGGATCCCATGATGCGATCTCCGCGTATGTGTCCAAAGCGTCGGTCGCAGGAGAGGCGAGGGACACCAGTCTCGCGCCGGAGCTTTTCGCGTCACTGGACGCCACGCTGTAGTCGCGCAAGGCGAGCGCTTGGAATATAGCCTCTTTCTTGTTGTTGTTGTTTTTCGTGCTGCCAACTCGCACGAAGGCGCCCGGATCGGTGTCCGCCCGACGGCCGCCGTTGAACGTCAGCGTCGAGATCTCGCCCAGTTCGGAATTCGTGGACTCGGCAGCGATGTATGGATGCTGCGCCGCCGTGGTTGCGTGGATGAACGAGACGCCGGCGCCGGTGATGTCGGCGGATCCGCCGACTGGTGTCTGCTTGAAGCTCGGGCTCATCCACAGTCGTGAGCCGGACGTGCCAGTCTGGAAGGTGCCGGTGAGCGTGTTGTGGCTGCCGGTGCCGTCGAGATGAACCGTTTCGACTCCGTTCGCGTCGCTCATGCTGAAGATTCCAGAGTCGAGGTTCCAGTAGCTTCTCGCTCCGCTGATGATGCCGGACCGCAGGTATGTGGCATTGACGTACAGCAGGTTGTTGCTCATGTAGAGGCCTTGGAGTTTGCCTCCGTCGGTGAGCTTGTTGAAGATGTACTGCTGTGTGAGCGACTTTTCGAACGTGTTCACATGGCTCGTGGCCGTGTTGTCGGCATACGATTTGGCGGCTTCGAGCGTGCTGGTGTCGCCGTCGGCTGCCGCCTTCTTGGCGGCTTCGAGGGCCGCGTTCGCCTTGTTCGTCGCGTCCGTCGAGGCGGCTTTCTTGGCGTTGGCTTCCGCGCTGTTCGCCTTCTTGGTAGCATCGGCGGCCGCAGCGGATTGCGCGGCGTTTGCTTTGCTTGCGGCGTCGGCCTTGGCTGAGGTGAGCGTGTCCGTTCCGATGCCGTCGGCGTACTTCTTGGCCGCCGCCTCGGCTTCGGAGGTGAGCCGCTGCGCCGCCGTGGTGGTGGCGAGGTCGCTCGCCTTGTTGCCGGCAATGGTACTGGTTCCGGCCAGTCGGAATTCGCCGGTGGTCATGTCCCAGTACTGCAGGCCCTTCTTGTCGGTCAGGATGCCCGCCTTGACGAGGTTCGCGTCCAGGACGCCGGACTTGACGTAGGACGCGTTGGCATACAGGTTGCCGTTCTGCATGAACAGGCCTTGGATCTTGCCGTAGTTCGTGAGCCGGTCGAACACGCTCTTCTGCCCAAGGGACTCGTCCAAGGCGTCCACGTACGCCTGCGCCGCGTTCTTGGCGGCTTCGAGGGCCGCGTTCGCCTTGTTCGTCGCGTCCGTCGAGGCGGACGCGAGCGCGTTCTTTCGGGCCTCTTCGGCTTTCGCCTGCGCGTAGTCCTTGGCAGCGGCGAGGTTGTCGAGGTCGGTCTGGTCGGACTCACGCTTCATCTGGTCGGCGTACTTCTTCGCTGCGGCGAGCGCTGCCGACGATGAGTCTCCGGCGATCGCGTCGACCGTTTTTCCTCCGACCGTCGTCCGTGCGGAGAGTTTGAAGTCGCCGGTGTCGAGGTTCCAGCTGTTGTAGCCTGCGGCATCGGAGAGCAGGCCGGTGTAGATCGCGTCGGCGAAGATGCCCTTGCCGTTGGCGAGCGATCGGAAGTCCCAGTCTCCGTTTGCTTTCCTGTGGTCGGCGATGCGCCAGTAGCCGCCGCCGATGTGGATGCATTGGGTGGGGTTCTGGTCTTCGGGCTTGTCGTACACGTAGATGCCTTGGCCGGGTTTGAGGTACGTGTATCCGCCGGTGGCGTTCATGATCTGGTTGATACGGTCGATGAGGTCCTTCATGTACGGGCCGGTGCCGCCGGCGGCGCTGTTCCATGCGCCGGAGTTGGAGACGAGTTTGTCGAGGGCCTGCTGTTGGGCGGTGAGGCGCTGCGTGTAGGATTGCCGGATGTTGCCGAGGGTGATCTTGGTGTCGGCGAGGCTGCCGGCTAGGTCTTCCTCGATCTGGAGGATGCGGCCGACGAGGCGCAATGGTGTGGCGAAGCTGGTGTCGATGATCTGCACGCTGTCGCCGACGTCCGTGCCTTCCGCGCTGAGGCCGGCTTGTCTGAGGGCGGTCACGTCGGCCGTGTAGGAGACGACGGGCGTGGCGCGGGTCTTGAGCGCCGCTTTGGTGAGGGTGAGGAGTTCCTTGGGGTCTTCGCAGTCCGGGAAGTCCACGCTTGCCTCGCTGTGGTGTCTGGTGCCGTCGGGGCCGGGTATGCCCCAGTTGGCGAGCGCTTGGTCGTCTTGGACGTAGGGTTTGCCGTTGTTGACGTCGGCGAAGCTGATTTTGCGGCTGTATCCGCCGGTGGCCTCGCCTTGGTCGTTGGTTTGTTCGATGCCTTTGCCCCACCCGTAGAGGCGGGTGATGACGTCGCCGCTGTCGATGTCGCGTTTGATTTGGGTGAGGTCTTTGCCGTATTCGAAGCGTTTCGTGGTGTTGGTGGAGCCCCGGTGTTCGACGAGGTGGATGATGCGCCGGCCGATCCGGTTGCCGGTCGGGTCGGGCTGGTATTCGGTCTGGACTTCGAGCCCGTAGGTGTCGGCGGTCTTCTGGACGGCTTCGAGGACGGTGCAGTGGTAGAAGCTGAGGTCGGCAGTGCCGGTGATGGTGCCGGTCTCGACGGTGCCGACCGCCCACCGGGTGCCTTCCAATGCCTTGGCGAGGCAGGCTTTGGCGTTCGCGTTGCGGTTGCGTTTGTCCTCGATATAGGTGCGCGAGAGTTCGGCGATGCTGCCGGTGCAGTAGGCGACGGTGACGGGCATGCCTGCGGCGCGGGCGGTCTGGGTGGACTGGCACAGGTATTCCGCCCAACGGCCCATCGAGTCCTTGAACACGATGCGTTCGTCCTTGTTGATCTCGCCGATGGTGGTGATGTCGAGGGTGTCGGTGCCGTCGGTGGCTCTGGTGCGGATGGCTTTGATGGCGTATGGGAGGTCGCCGAGCGGGTTGCCCCAGCGGTCGAAGATCATGTAACGCAT